CTTCTAGGTTGTCACCTATATCTTCTAGGAATTGCTTCCAACCCTTAGTAGAAAAAAGTTCTAATAGGTTCTCGTAATACTCTTGTAATTCTCTGTCCATGTCCATTTCCCCTCTCTAGGTAGACATGGCGTATTATACCACAAAAAGTATTATTTGTCAAGCATTGCTAAACCTATTGTGGTCTTTTTGCACTCATCTGTGCCATAGCAATGCGTTCGTTACTTTTAATGTCTTCTTCCTTCAACATCAACTCTGCCACCTTGGCGCGACGAGCAAACTCAGCGTCATCTGCACTACCAGCCTCAAGGTTGGTGGACAGGGCAGCAGCCAACTTAGCCTGAACCACCTGTGGCTCCAGTTGTGCCTCAACAGACAACTTGTTAGCCTTGGCTTGGTTCTCCTGCGTCTGACTCTGTAGCAGTTGCACCTGAGCCTGTGCAGCAGCCAGTTGAAGTTGCAGTTGTTGCTGCTGTGCTTGCTGTGCTTCAGGGTTGGGCTGAGAAAGTTGTTGCAATTGAGCAAGCATCTCTTCCCTGTTCGACAGCCCCATGTTGTCAACAACAGACATAACTAGCATTGGGTACATTGGGCTATCCTGTCCAAGGGTTTGGAGAAGTTGTACAAGTTGTGTTACTTCGTACTCACGTGCAATTACACCCAACGAGCTGCTCGGCACAAACTTGAAGTCTTGCACTGGATAGTTGTCAGGGTCGTATTGCATGTAACGCCAAGCAGTCTTCTGAACCATAGGGATTAAGAAGTTCTCTTGGAAGTTGATGAGGGTGCGCTTGTGACGCTTGATGATGGCACCCAGCGACATAGACACAGCACCTGCCGCAGCCTCACCATTGATGGAGCCGGGGATACCAGCGGCGTCAATCGCCCCAGTAGCCATCTGCACCATCTTCATCAACTCCCCTGCCTGAGCAAAGGACACTTGGTCTAACGAGCCAAACTTGAAGGGCTGTAAAATCTCTGCTGGGTTGCCATTGGTTAGAATGGTTTTACCGGGTCGTACCTCCAACTTGGCACCACGAGGCATACGGGAAGCATCCATAGCCAGCATAGGGTGGACAGTTAGAGCTAGGGCGTCAATGCGAGCACGCATCTCTGCATCCAAAGCCTTCTGACTGTTGTAGCCTTTCTCACAAATGCCACGTCCCCAAAAGCGACCGGGCACAATGTCCCACGGAAAAGCCACCACAGGACGGTCTTGCATCATGAAGGGATTCTCCTCAACCTTCAGCAGTACACCGCCGTTGGCAATAACAATCATTGCCTCAATGTAGCCCTCTTCTTCTTCGTCCTCTTCCTTTTCAGTCAGGTCGTCATCATCTTCAGGCTCGTTCATGGCAGCGTTGAACAAATGCTTGGGCACCAACCCGTAATACTTGGTCAACCTTACCTTGTCATCGTCAAAGGTGCTCAACTCTTTGTCAGCCTCTAGGTCGGTGTCTTGATAGGCAGTGCCCACGTCCTCATCACGGTAGATGCCAGCTTGAATAGCCATATCCACTTGGTGCTTCGGTACAAACTCATCAATGGCTACACCCAGTGCGTCCTCAATGGAGGAAGCCACGGGGTCAATGAGGAAGTTTTGTGGCAGGATGGGTTTTAGTTTGACAACAACACGAGGGGCGATGTTCACACCGACAGCCTGCATGGCACCATCCATGATGGGCTGCGTTGCTGGCTTCATCTCCTGAATCTCATCAATCACCAGTTCACCCATACCCGTGCCAAACACCGCGCTGTTGAGGATACACTCAGCGACAGCCTTGCGTGTTTTGGTGAATTTGAAGTCCTCGCTTAGTTGCTCACGCAGGTAGGCGACATCACTGTTGTCTTGGTCTTTGCGGTCATCATTGATGTCAAACCACTTACCCCTACCGAAGGTGGCTTCCTCAACCTCCGACACAGCAGACTCAACGGCTTGCTGCAAGGCGGGGCTAATCAACCGACTTCTCTCACTCTCACGGGTCTTGTCCTCAGCAGCCCAAATGCCACGCCACAAGCGATAATATTCATCAAACTTCTCTTGATAATTACTCTGATAGTGGTCACGCCATCGTTCCACCTTGTCCATCACCCAGTTCTCTAGCTTCTGAGAGGTGAATACGTCTTTGTTGTCATCCATGTGTTAGTCCTTATTTAGTAGCCTGCTACGGCGTCAAGCATTTCGTAATCGTCTTCTTCAAAGTCGGTGACATAGCTAACCTTAGCCAACTGCTCTATGTATGAAAGAGAATCAACAAGGTCATCATGCACCAAATGGTTAGGAAATTGGAAAAGTTGGTCAAGAAACTCATGGTTCCACTCCCCCTTGTTCAAAATAACATACCCATTCTCAAACCGCCCTTGCAAACTCCACACAATGCGGTCAGTTTTCTTCTTATTCCCGTGTGTCAACTCGTCAACACGAAAAAATGTCTGATTTCGGCGCATAATGTCGCTGATGTACGGCATAACAGCCTGTTTAGCAATGCCCTTCTCAATTCCTACGGCGACTGGCTCATATTTACGCACAGCATCAAAGATTTTCTGCGCTGTTTTCTTCACATCCCAGCGTCCGTAGATGATTTCTTTCACATACCAACCATCTTCATTAACCTTAACGATGGAAATGGCGGTGTTGTCTAGTCTTTTGTTCTTAACTTTCTTAGCGCCTTCGTCTTCAAAGCCAGCTAAGTCAATGGCGATGTAATAATCACCCCTGTCAGGCTCGTCTTCGTCAAACTTTACCCATTCCTCTTTAAATAGTTCACCACCCATCGCTTCAAAGGAAGCCATAAACTCCTGACGGAAGGCAAACGACGACATGCTTTTCTTAGCTGCTTCAATTTCTGCTGCATCCAAGAGTGGGTTATTGAAAGAAGTAAAATGGAAAGATGCAAAAGAGCTGTCATCTCCCTTTTCACCATAGAGGTATAAGTCATAGAAGTGATTCCTTCCCATTGGAGTGCCGATGAAGAGAGCTTCTCCCTTTTGGTCGGCTAGTGCAGGACGTAAGATTTGTTCCCACACTTCAGGCTTCATGTCGGCATACTCGTCCATTACAAGAAACTTCAGCGATACACCACGCATTGTCTCAGGTCGGTCTGCACCTTTTAAAGAAATTGTGGCTCCATTCACAAGTTTTATTTGTAAGTTATTAACGTGACTCCCCTGTATAACAGGATGCCCAACTTCCAACAGGGTTTGCCACATAATGTCACGGGCTTGTCCTTGCGTAGGAGCCACATAAAACACATGACCTTTATCAGCTTGCAATGCGTTCACTATGAGCAGGTAAGCAGCTAGTCGTGATTTTCCAGTACGGCGTCCAGCAGCAACCACCTTAAACCGTGCTGGGCTATTCCACACCTCTTTCTGCCACGGGAGCAGGGAAATGTTTAGTTCTGTCACCACTTAACCTTATCAGCCCAGTAAGCAGCACTCATCTTACCCTTAGCAATGTTCGCTGCGTGTCGTGCTTTGAAGCTGGCTTGACGTGCCGTGGGCTTCTTATCCCCTGTTACCCCTTGCTGTCCAAACCTTATCGTCTTAACCTTGTCACCCTCTTTGGCAACAACAACATGACTTTTCGTTGGGTGGGACGGGGTGCGCTTGGGTTTGTTGTACCCTGACACACCAGCTCGTTTCAGTCGGGAGTCGCTCATATCATCTTGTCCTTCTTAGCTGGGACGCAAGCTGCGTTGAATGGGACGTTGCCGTCGGTGTTGATTCTGTACGCTTCTTGCACACACTGTTCCATTGTTTCAACACTTTTTTCTCCTTGCACCTGTAAGACACCGGGAGAGAGGAACGTAAAGAGGATGACAAAGAATTTCACGTCTAAGCCTTAAATCTGAAAATGTGGTGCGTCAATGAAGGGAGTGCGTCCTTGGCTGCGGCGCTTGTCAACATACTCGTTGTAGGCGTCCTTCATGCTGCCGTCAAACTTACGGATGTCCTGTATATGCCACGCTGCTCCCCACTGCAACGGAACGTCCACCATCACAGCGGCTTCCTTCATGGCGTCAGCAACGTCAAAGTAGAAGGGGAGTTCCCAAACAACATTGCCGTTGTCGTAGGCTACCAAGTCCACTGCCCTGCCTATAATGTGCATACTCTTCATCGTCTTGCTCGCCCCCTTGTTTACCAACTCCTCTTGGCGGGCAATGGTGCGTAGTCCTTCCGTCACACCGAAATCCGTTTTGGTCATACCAATGGCAAACTTCACCACCTTGATTAGGTCTTCGTCCACACCTTCCAGTCGGGAGAGGCTGCGATTAGAGAGGGAAAACTTCATTGTTTAGCCCCTTTGCGTAAGTCAATAATTTTCTCTAATGTTCTACCGCCAAAATAGAAACTCATAATCAGCATGCCCCACTGACCCAGTAACTCAACGTAAGCTGCATTGGTGTCCAACTCAAAGGCAGACATCAACGCAAACACAAAGTAACCCGTAAGGATGGCTATAAGCGTCATAGGGCGTATATTCTTACTAAGCCAACTATCACTTTGCATGTCAGCGGTGTGACGCCCAGTGAGGTTGTTCTGTTCAGCCTCGTACAGCTTGGTTTCGTTAGCCATCTTAGCCAACTCCCCATCCTGTGCCATCTTAGCCAAAGAGAGTTTTGCTTCCGCTTGTGCCTTGGGGTCGGGAATCAGCTTATCCACCAACTTCCCACCGATGTTCAGCA